TTTGGCTCTTCAGCCATTACTGTTTCGTTCATGTTATTTCCTAACTGGGGCCACCGTAGCCTATGTTGGTAGGGGGATGAGTAGCCAGCAAATAAGCTAGTTTATCGTGTAGCTAAACCACGTTTTCTAGGCATTGCAGTTGGTGCAGGTCTTGATGCTATCATCATTCCTACATCTTCCATCTCTGGACCTAGTAATTTTTCTAAAACCATAGATTCTGCAGTACCATTTAAACCACGCAATGTGGCTTTCTCTTCATCTTGTAAGCCATCATATCGTGACATTAAAGTTGATTTATATTCTTGAAGTGTATCTTCTTCCATGTTATTCTCCAAATGCCATTTTAATTTTACCTACTCCATAACAGAGTGGCTCAAATATAGAACGATATATACGACCTAAAGTGTTTCGTTTAGTACCCTTTAACTCTGCACGTAAATCTGCAGTACGTCTTCGTGTACCATGTTCTAATATTTTACGGATAAATTTGTTATTCTTAGTATATGCTAAATGTACTAACGGAAGGAACAATGTATGATAACCTACTTCGTGTGCTTTTGTCAAGTGTTTATTTGAATAGTTTAACCAAATTGCCTGACGATAAGAACCAAATCCATAAGAAGCATTCATAGCTGTACAAATAATTTTTGAATCTTCTTTTTCGTCACTATTATCTTGCTCACTTTTTGTACCATGTCCACTTGTAACACCTTTACCTTTTGAGTATTTTACAGGTTCACCTTTAGCATCTGTTTTATTAGACCAATTACCGTTTTTAAATTCTACTTCTACTTTATTACCAAACGTGCTACGAGTATATGCTTTACCTGATGAGTCTTTGTACACTGTTTTGCCATCTGCTTTTGCAGCTTTGTTACTATCAGCAGATTTTCTAACAACACCAGCAAGACCATCTACACCAGAAATTTTACCTATTACATTTTTTTCTGCATCAGTTCCTGTGTATCCTGTTTGTATATTGTCTCTATCATCTGCTGCAATAGCAGAGTCTGCAGGAACTTCTCTTCCTGATGATAGTATGTATACTGGTGGGGCTTTACCTGTAGCTGCTGCAAATTTAATATCATTGTTAAGTTGCGCTCTACCAAAACTGTCTCCAGTATTATTACCTACTGAAATATCGTATACTCTATCTCCACCATATGTTTTATTGCCTCTAGCCGTTAAAGGAACTCCAGATACTAGATTTCCTTTATCACGGGCATCTCTGTAGTCTACTGTTGTAGGTCTTGCAGCTACGGCTGGTGCAGATGGTGCAGATAAACCTGACGCTAGTGGTTCATTTATACGTCCCATTTGATCTGCAGTTTTACTCGTAGTTCCTATAACGTCTGCACCACGAAGTGGTATACTAGATGGATCAAGTTTAGGTGTAGTCATTTGTCCGAAAGTGCTTTCTCTACGTCTTTGTTGGTCTTGAATAGCTGCGCCCATACCAGCATCATCTGCAGGAGTAGGTATTAATTTGTTTGTAGTCGGTAATGATCCAACAAACTCACCTGCTGCAGATGGTGCAGAAACATCTGTTTGAGATGGAAAAGGTGTTCGTGTTGAGGGAATTTGACTTGGTCCTCTTGGATCTCTGTAAGTAGCCGCATCTCTTAGTTCTTCAGGATCGTCATACTCTAAAATAGGGTCTGTATCTCCAAACGAAGGAACATCTCTAACACCACTATCTGTTCTTCGTAACGCTGAAAATTCTTCTTGTCCAACAGATGGAACACGAGTACCTGTTCCATAAAGGTTGCTGCTAGTATAATCTGCTGCTGGATACAGTTTAACATCAGGCCCATAAATAGAAGCTGCAGCGTCCGTTACTATTTCATCACGACTACCACCAGAAACAGGAGGAAAAATATCTCTTCTATAAACATTCTGTCTGCCACTAGTACCAGCCACATTAGCTCCCATTTTTGTACCTACAGGTTGTGTTCCAATTATTGGAAAAGGTGTAGTTGAAGGTGGAATTTGACTTGGTCCTCTTGGGTCTGCTGTTGGAATAAGATTCATTTGATTACCAGCATCTAAAAAACCTTGAACATCTCTTGCTGGCGTAATTGGCATTAAGTTAGATAAACCAACCTGTTGTTGGTTAGATAAATTTGTCATATTTACTTGTGACTGGGAAGCACTTGGTAAAGATTCACGAGCATCTTGTAATTTTTTATTATAGGCTATTGATTCTGCTGCAGTCATGTCAGCTAAACCACTTTCTTCGCCTACTCTTTGCTGATCTGCTGTGCTAAATCTTGGGTCTCTCATACGATATCTACTAGGATCTTCGTTTAACATTCTTATTGTTTGGCCTTGAATACCTTCTCTTGCTTGAGCAAGTCCTACGTCACTTCCTTTAACATCGTCTCTAAAAGCAGTATCTACATACAGGTTAGCTCTATTTGCATCTTTTTGGCTCATTCCACCACCACCACCTGCAGGTGTTACATCTACTTGTGGTAAAGAATCTACAAACTCATTTGCAGGTGCTACAGCCTGTGCGTCAGTTCCTTGTGACTGCTCTAACTGTCTATAAAAATTTGTTGGTCCTCTACCTTGTACATCATTAATACGACTCATTCTATCAAACTCAGGTTGTCGTCTTCTTCTATCTGCTATATAATCTGTAACTCTAGAATCTAATCCATCTGGACCTCTAGTTATTTGTCCTTTGTTTGCTGTAAAGTCTGCCTGTAAACTATTAGGATTCGCACCACCACTTAAGGCATTTAATACGTTTTGTACAAGTGGTTTATCTTTTAAGTTAATACCTAAAAACTCACTCAAAGCATCTACACCTTTATTAGCATACTTTACAAGATTTCCTGCAATTCCATATCCATAATTATCTTTTAATGCCGCTATATCTGCTCTAACTTGTGCAGCATTTGCAGGATCTATTAAACCATTTTCTAATCTTCTTTCTAATTCTGCTGTTAATTTATTTGCACTAATAGATTTTCCAGATTCATACAATGCAGATACGGCTGGACCACCAACTAAAAAAGCAATACCACTTGCTGCTTTTGCAGATATACTGTTTTGTCTTTTTGTTTCTTCTGCTAATTGAGCATTTGTTGCGGTACTCATATCTAACTGATAACTACCATCGTAACGATTTCCAAACCTGTCTCTAGCACCTTCCTCTTCTTGTGGCAGCGGTGGACTTGCTTCTACAACTTCTTGTACTGGGCTAATAGGTTCACCTGTTATAGGTGTATATTCTGAGTACCCTTCAGGAATAGGGTATATTGGTTTACCCCCAATAAATGCAACTAAAATATTTTTACCATCTGCATTTCTATATTCTTTAAAAGAAATATTTGCATCACCCATTACTTTTTTAAAGTCTATTGGTTGTGAAATTGGAGGAGTATATGTAGGTCCAAGTTGTCTAACACTTGCAGATGGGTCACCACCATTAGCCATAGTTACATAACCACCTTCAGCCATTTCAACTTCTTTACCATCTTCCGCAACAACAATTAAATCTGCCATACTAAAAGGCATTTCTTCTGGTAATGTAGCTTCATCTGAGTTTCCCATTTGACCCATAGCTTCCATTTTACGTAATCCCATTTTGGCTTCATCTCGTAGTGCCATCATTTTATCTAACCCATGATAGCGTACAACGTCTGCTGGCATAACAAATTCACCCTCACTAAGTTTAGCAGGGATGTCATCTCTTACTTCTTCACGAGTGCTTCCTACAGGAACTTCATTACCTGATTCTGCATCTATCATGCCGCCTTCTTGATTAAGACCACCTTCTTCAAAAAGTTTCATTTGTTTATTCATTGTAACTGCTCCACCTTTATTCATTCTATATCGTACTTCACTAGGAAGTATTGTTCCATCTGTTGCATTAAGAGGTTTTGGTGCATCCGCTTTTTTTATATAAGTAACACCTTTTGCAAAAACTCTATCTCCTACAACAGTAGCAACATCTGCGCTTTTGACTGCTTGTCCTGTTGACATATCAACAAATAAATGTCCACTTGCTGGATTAAAACCAATTTCTACTACTGTATCATCAATTTCTTCTAGTACATTTCTTGTGCTATTATAATTACCATCTACAGACATAGCAGGAAATTTACTTTTTGCTTCTGGAACATCTAATTTTTTAATGTTAGCAGCAATACCTTGCCTACCTTTTTGGCTTACATTAAATGTAACATTTTCTACTGTCGCAAAACCCTTGTAAGAAAGTGCTTTACCATTATAATTATTTTTATGTAATGTTTGTAATTTATCTAAGCCTTTAGGCATATCAGGTATAGTAGAGTTTAAATTTAATCTAACACCTACTTTAGTTCCTTCTGTTAATGGTGCGTTAATTAATTTATTAGCCTCTTTACTACCTGCTGTAGCTTTGTTAACTTTCTTTAGTATCTGTTTTGTATTTAGCGGAGTATAATTTTTTAACAATTTTCCTGACTGAAATAGTTCACTAGACCCAATTTCAAGAGGTTTTACATTACGAAACTTTTTAGTAGCAGTACGTAATGCTTTACCAGCTAAGTCACCAACGACAGGAACTACACCTAATGCTCCTGCTGCAGTTTCAATACCTGCTCCTAAATAGTCTTTTTCTCTAAAAGCATCAGAAGCTCGTTTAATTGCTGCAGTTTCTCCTGCAATAGGTAGGGATTCTGCAGCTAACTCTCCATAGTCTAGTTTTTTTAGAAAGTCTGCTGTTTTTCCCATTAATCCTTTTGTGGGAGTTCCACCTTTATTAAGTTCTATTTCAGAAAAATATTGTATAAACTCTTTTTTAGTAGGGTTTTTATCTTCAAGAAATTTGCTAATACGTTTTGAAGTTTCTCTACCTGCTAAAGGTTCTTCTGCGGTTTTATATTTAAATAATAAATCTTCAACTTCAAACATTGGCATTTCTTTACCATCTTTGAATTTTATTACATAGTGTTCTTTTCCGTCATATTCTTTAGAATTTATTTCATATTTTTTTCCAAAAACATTTTCTTTATTAGTATATTTATTTTCTTTGTCAGCCATTGGCTATTACACTATCCCTTAGTCTTTGTATATTACGTAACATATGAACAGCACCTTGCGCTCTATGTATTGTAATCATATCGTCTGTTTGTTCCATCAAACGATGTTGTTGTTTAACAAGCTCTTCTAAATAACTATTGAAGTGGGTCCACTGCTTGGGGTTGTTGACCAGCCCCTTGAGCTTGCTGAATATTTCCTTGTCCATTTCCACTAAATCCTTGTTCCTGTGGTAATGGTACTTGGCCTGTGCCTATTGTACCACCACCTGCACCTGATGGGTCCATTGGGTTTGCACCTGCTGGTGCTGCACCTTGTTCTGGAGTTGGAGCAGGTTGTTGGAACTGCTTCATTAACTCAGCTTGTATAGCTGCTTCATCCATATTGTTTGTTACTTTATCAGGGTCAAGGTCAAGAGACTTAGCAATCTCTCTAATAATATATTGAAACTTAGCAAAGGGTGCAAGTGCTGGGCTGGAAGATACCTGCATAAATTGCATAAGTCTTTGGCTACGTACTTCATTTGCCATTAGGCTTTCTGTACCACGTGCCTTTACTTCTAAGTCACCACGTATAGCTGGATCAAAGTCAAACTGCATGTTAAATCTAAACAGTCCTTCACCCAGTGGTCGTAGTAAGTAGTCATCTACATTCTTAATTACATTTTTAATACCACCTGCAGCAGCACCCATTAACATAGAAATACCTGATGCAGTTCTACCTACACCAGATACACCTGTCTGTCCATGAGCAAATGATGGCATCCCTGTACTTTCATCTGCGAGTACACGTGCCTTATCAAATAGCTGCAAGTTTTCTCCTGCTACATTTGGAAACTTTGTACCAAACACAGCCTGTCCGGGTGCGCCACCCTGTCGTCTAAATACTTTGCCGGGATATACGGATAAGTCTTGGCCCGGAACTAAGTTTGTTTCATCTACTTCTATAAGTAAGTTACCACTCAGTACTGCATTATCTACAGCCATACGCATAAACCCATTCATAAGTGTTTGGGTATCGTCCATGTTTTCTGCAATACCTATACCAAAGAAAGAGTATGGGTTTAGTTCATAGGGCGCAGCCATGTAAGGAATGGTAGCAGGTTTAAATGGATTAAGTACCATACGCAAAAGTTTACCATTACAAATCCATATATTTGCCTGTAGTTCGTCAACTCCGTCAAGCTCTTCAGGTATTTCAATACCCTGCTCCACCAACATAGCATAATCACACATACCCCAATACTCAAGGACTTCATAGCGTTCTACTCCATATTCAGGTGCATAGTCAGATAAATCGTCTTCCCATGATTCTTTTGTATAATTTGTGCCTTGCATAATTGCATCATCAATTACTGAAGCTCTAAAGTAAGGACGTTTCTTTAATCCAATTAACTGTGAACGAGACATCTTATGACGTTCAATTACATACTGTGCTTCATCTATGTTGTTTGCATCTGGATCTGGATAAAAGTTCCAAACAGATACATGAGATACTTGTGGTACAGTCTTAATTCTTGGTGAGTATTCACCTTCTTCATCCCAGTTAGGGTATTCTTTATCTACAGCAAATGGACCTTTCATTATTCCTGTGCCAAATAATGCCATCTCAAATGCTGTACTACGTAAATGTTTATTAGCACTAGACTCTTCTAGTTGGTCTTGTATTTTCTTTTGCATTGCCTTTGCAGCAATCATAGCTGGACTAAAAGTTACAGCCGTAGGAGTTTTACCCACACCTGCTCTTACACCCTCAATATCGTCTAATTTATCTCCTAATGGTCCTAAACTTTCTGATAATGTTCGTGCTGTAGCTCCTGCAGGTACATCTTTACCATCTCCCATAAATCCATAAGGACTTACAGGTTCATCTAATTCTGAGTTTCTAAGTTGCTCTGGTTCTTTTGGATCAAAGTGTACATCACCTACAACTCCTTCAGGTAATACTGTTGGTTCTACAGTAAGCGGAAATTTATTACTTGCAAATAATACATCTACAATTTGTCCGTAGGCTGCAAGTGTTTTTGTTTTTGTTACTTTGATAAAAACTCTAGACTTTTCTGCTTCAGTAAACTGAACATCAGATCCATAGATACCTCTATAGTTACGATAGGATCTTAACCATCTATCTTCATCTTGCTGTCTGTAGTCATCAGCACGTTTATATCTATCCATGACAAAGGGTATAATACCACTAATATTAGCATCATCTACTCCTGAGTCTTCAGAGTCTTCTAATACTACTTGTTCGTCATCTGTAAATTCTTGATCTTCTGCCATTTATAATACCTTTAATATCCAAAAGTTTTGTCTGCCATTGGCATACTAGATTGGGGTCTTCCGTGTGGATCATAGTCAAATATACTAAACCTTGGTCTTGACATAATACCATATCTTAGTGCATCATACAAGTGGTCTTCACTATGAGTATCAATATCTTCTGGATTCTTTTTATCCAATGGTATAGCTGGTAATTGTGAAACTATATTTGTACAGTTATTAAAGAAAACAAGCCTTGGTTCTTCTGTAAACTCATCAACTTGTAAGCGTCTATGTATTTCGTTTTTACCTGCTACCCTTGATCCTTTACTTCTATCTGAAGGTCTCCAACGACAACCTCTACTTACCATCTGCTCTGCAAGACTAGGCCCAGTATCCCCTCTTTTGTGCCAAAGAGAACTATCCAGAACCCCATATCTAATAGTACCATCACCTGCTTCTAACTCCAGTATTTTATCTGCTAAATCTGTAGCTAGTACTTTACCTACATACAGTTCTCTGTAAACAATTAACTGTTCATTAGGGGCGCAAGCAAACCATACTACTCCAGATTTACTTCCATATCCATAGTCACAGGCTCTAAATCTTACCCAGTTACTTGGTATATCAAATGGTTCAATAACATGTAAGTCTCTATTAAACTCTGTAAAGGCTGCGCCTTCTTTAATATCCCAATCACCATCTAGTAGCTGTCGTCTTTGCTGTTCTGGTAGTGACAAAAGCATTGCTTCATAGTCACCTGCTTCTGCTAAGTATGGATTATCTTTTAGTCGTGCTGGTATAAATCTACGTTTAAATAAAGATATACCTGCTTTTTCGTGTCCTGCTGGATACTTTAATGCTTCTCCAGTTTCTATGTCTGTAGCTTCAAAAGCCTTGTTTGGTATCGCAGGGTCAATAAACATTTTTTTAACCCAGTGATGTCCTCTACCTCCGGGGTTTGTAGTTGCCCTCATAAAGATAGGTAAGTCGGGTGCAGTAGACCGTAGACGAGACCGCATGTAATCCCATGCATATGGTGTGGCCCATTGAGTTAATTCGTCAAAGCCTATCCAGCTAAATGCCAGACCCTGATAACGCAAGACATCGTCTTCTCTATCAAGATACGACATCCACAACCTTGCGCCAGATGGCGCGGTCCACTGCATCTTTCTTTCAGACCATTTGATTCCGGGCCATATCTTGGGGTACATCTCTTGTGATTTGAATATAAGTTCACGTAACTCTTCCGTTGTGTGTCGTAGTAGTAGACCACTAAACGCAGGATGCCCCATATACCTCAGAGGGTCTGCAAGCATTGCGTAGGATTTACCACCACCAGCACTGCCACCATATAATACTTCTCGTTCACTTGCCGCTAGAAAATCTGTTTGTGGGCCATCGTTTGGCTTAAAAATTATATTGTGATCTTCTTCTAGTTTTTTTACTTTAACAAAATCTATATTTGTTGTTTCAATAACTTTAGATTGTTGCGGCTTCTTTTGCTCCTGTGCGACTTTCTTCAATTTCTTTCGCTTTGGAGATCGCCTTTTCTGCATACTCTGCCCACTGGCGTAAGCTTCTAGCTTTGTTATTTCGTCTTTGCTCATTGTCCAATCGTTTCCTTAAACCTACGTGAGATATAGATCTACCAGTATTTGTAGTCAACCAGTTTGATACTTCACGATATGAGTATTGTTTTAAATACTTTTTTGCCATTTCAAGTTTGTCAAGTTGGTCAGGGATTGGATTTAATATGGCATTGTCTTCTGTGTCTTCTTCATACCCAAATGGTATGGTTCGTGATATTCTAGGTATCTTTACCCATTCATTATTTTCTTGTATATCTATAGGCTGCGGTAGTTTCCACTTGCCAAGAGATCTATCAGTCATCTTGAGATACAACTTTAGGTGGCATTAACATAACACCACCTTTAGCTTCTACTTGTACTTTTTCAGTTTTTACTAAACCTGTACGATCTAGCAGTTCTTTTGCTGCACTTAACTTATCACGTATACCTAGTTCAGTTGGTTCGTATAAACCACCTACTATAGACATTGCAGCTTTAGGAGCATTACGTGCCATATAAGATTGTGTTGCTTCTAGTATTTCTTCTTTAAGACTATTTACTAATTCACTTGTATTATACGTAGGTGCATAGCCAGCAAGTTTTTTTGCAATAGCTGCATCGCCACCTGCCTCATCAAACAAAACATGTAAAAACTTTTGTTGTTTTTCTGTTAATTCACGTGCCATTATTTTTTCTTCCTGCTAAATATCTAGGTACTTTTTGCTCGTTTTTTTGCTGTTGCTGAAAGATCTTTAAAATGAACCACAACTTTAGAACCTTTAGTATGTGTCTTACCTGTGTGTAAAGATCCATTAGGCATTTTATGAGTGTTCCCATTAAACTTCCTACCGTCCTTATAATAATGTTGTACGCCTTTTGCCATATTATTCTCCTGCCATTTCTAATGCTGTTTCTAATGTCTCATTGTTTCTACGTGACCATCCTCTACCAAAGGTAGAAAAAGTAGATAGTCCTTCGTAAAACTTTTGTCGTGCTTGATGCATCTCTACTATAATGTCATGTGGTTTATGTTTAGCTACATCTCTTAGTGTGTTAGGGCCAATGCCACCATCAACAGTAGAGCCAACAATAAACTGCAACGCTTTTGCTGCCCTGCCCATGCCACTATTAACGCCCCAATCAAAAACAGACCAATCCACTCCACTAGGTAAATCATCACATTTTCCTCTATCCCAATAGTTAGTCTTATAT